AAGGCCACGAAGAACGCCTCGAGCGAGTCCCACCCACCATCGCGCAGCAATTCCTCGATCATCGGCTTGACGTTCTTGATCGTAGGCTTCTGGCCGAGCTGAACGGCCGTCGCGTCGATCTGCAATGCGCCCTGAACGGCCTGCACCTTCTGGATGATGGCCTGCTGTTCCTCGGCCGGAGCGTCTGACCCAACGGCCATGAACTTGACGATGTCCGGCAGGTGGCCCTTCTGTAGCTGCACGAACTCCTGCCAATCTTGCAGGAACACGATCTCTTTCGAATTGCCGTGCATCATGTCGAGGCCCATGCGGTACTCGATTTCGAGCAGCCGCGTCATTTGGCCGTTCATGGTGGCGTTGACGTAATCGACAGTGCGAGTCTGCCCGCGCGAGACCTCTATGTCCTTGGCGAACGCAGTCGTGTGGCTTTTGGTCTCCGCGCCCTGGCGGGCAGGCGTAACGCCGGTAACGCCTTCGTACATCGCGACCAACGCAGCGAACACGTTGAAAAGCTGCTGCGGCTCGCCGCCGACGTCGTTCAGCACATCGACGCCTTCCACGGACTTGAACGATGCACTCGGGTATAAGTTCGGGCCGCCCTCGGCCGCAAGATGGGGGTCGTCAGGCGAGTACCGCACCGGAGGCTGGTTCTTGAGCTGCGCCGCTTCCATGACGCGATTCATCGCCTGGGCGGCGATCCGCGCGATCGGCATTCCCTTCATCAGCGGCGACGCAGCGTTCGCGAACTGAGGCCCCTCAAGGTGGTACTGGAAGACGATGTAGGTAGAGAACTGCTCGCCTTCCTCGACGCGGATCAGCTCGGGCTGATTCGTGCCAGCCGCAACGTATAGGCACACGTCCTGGAGAATGACCGTTTCCGTCGACGAGCGGTCGAAGACAAAATCGCCTTCGAGTTCCAGCACCGTGACGTGGCCGTTCTTGTCCGACACGAGGCGCGCGACATTATCCTTGTAGTAGCCGTCGGCGTCCTGGGCAGCCGCTTTGAGATCCACGAGCTTCATCATCCGTTCTTGGATGATCGCCGGGCCGAGCGCAACGCCTTCGTGCATGAGCGCGTGCTGCGAGTCGTCGAAGAACACCTTCTTGATGTCGCGCGGCACGATGACCGGGCATTCCTTCTCCTTCGGCTTCATGCGCGCGTTGAAGCCGAGGATTCGATTCTTCACGCGGCGAATACGCCCGACTCCACTGCCGTAGCAGATGGCTTGCGCGTCGCAGAGGTCGACGTGGCCGCGGAAGTCGTAGGCGTTGTGGAAGCTCGACACGTAGCCCTGCACGAGCATATCGGCGTCGTCCTGCGAGATGCGGTCTCTGAACTCCTGCTTGCTCTCGCCGAGGTATGGCGATCCGGCGCCGCGGAAGCTGTCGTAATACTCCTGCGTTAGCGCCGCGCGGGCGTCGAACCAATCGCTCGCGTTCGATGGATAGCGCAGTCGCCGCACGTCAGACAGAATCGTCTCGAGAGCGCTAGCCTGGAGCGGCAGCTCGATCTCCGGCATCCACTTCCTGCGCGGGTCCGGTCGGCCGTTCAGGCCGAGCTTGTGTGAAATCTCCGGCTCCATTCGGAGCTGCCGGTCGATCTCCTTCCAATGCTTTTCGAGATGCTCGCGGCGCTTCTTGCGCGCCTTCCATTCCTCTAGGATGGCCGTCGCGATCTTCGGCGCGTCCGTGGATTCAATGCGCTGCTGTACGGTGGGCTGGTCCGCCATAGAGTCCTGCCTCGTGCGTTTGCGACATCATCTCACGCGCATAGGTTAGAGCTTCGTTCAACCGCTGCTGCTTGCGGGCCTCTGGAGAACCGTACTCCAGAAAGTTCATAGGCGGGTAGTCGTTGAACGACGCGAACCACGTCTTGTCACCTGGCCGGTCGATCGCGAAGCCGGTTCGATAGAAGTACAGCATCCCGTGTTGTTGTCCCTCCATCGGCGGGAACTCGCTGCCAGCGATCATCTGCTCGGAATCAGCGAGCAGCACGTCGCCGATCGGAGTGCCGTTGACCTCGACGTTCGTCACACGCGCAATCGGCATCATGCCATTGCGGCGAGCCCACTGATCGAAGAACCGAAAGTCGCGTTTGACCATTACCTCACCGCGGTCGTGAACGGCATCATCCCGACGACGTTGCGATCTCCGTAGCTCGCCTGGGACTTCGACACGGCGAATCTTAGCATCATGTAGGCGTAGAACGAGGCTTTCAGGCAGTCGTCGCGAACCGCCATGATCTGCCCGTCCTTGATGTGGTAACTGCGGTACTCGTCGAGCCATGGCTTGCATGTGCTGAACACCTTGAGCATTCCAGTCGCGAGGTCAGCGCGCACGGTCTCGATGATCGGCCACTGTGCCTGTGCGCCGCCGATGTCGTTCTTGTAGCGCGCCGACTTACCGAGCATCGTGACGTTGTAGGGAGGTGTCTTATAGGTGTCGGCCAGCCGCGCGCCGCTCTTGGGATCGCGCTTCTCGCCGTCGTGCGGCCACGCGACCGGAATCCAGTCCTCGCGCCGATTGATCGCTTCGACGTGCTCGGCCGTGCGCTTGATCTTGTCCTTCCACACGTCATAGAGGTACTTGACTCCAGTGTCGCGATCCCACGCGAGGCACGCGAGCGCGGCCGGATGAGCGAGCCCGAAGTCGATGCCCTTGATGCGCGCCCAATGGTCGGGAATCTGCATCGGCGGAACGACGAACGACGATTCGGGCGTCGTGAAGATGCCGCCCTCGCCCATCATCGGCACGCCGGTCGAGCGGGCGCTGCGCTGGTGCTCTGGATAGGCCGCTAGCACGCGCGCCCGCGCCTCGGAGTTCATGTGCGGAGCATCATCCCAGGTCGCTCCAATCCATCGCACGTTGTCGTTCTGAGACTCCATGAAGTGCGTTATGAGCGCCGTCATGCCGTACAGCGGCGTGCGGCAGCCGAAGAACATGCCATTGTTTCGGACCAACCGGGTCTGCATCTCTGAGAACACGTTCTTCTGCTCGACGTTGTTCTCGTCTGGTTCCTCGTCCCACACGATGATCTTCGGCTTACCCGACTGCCACTTTTTGTCGCCCTGCTCGAATGTCTTGAATCGCAGTTTCACGCGCTTGCCCGAGACGTGCGTAATGAATGCCTCGTCGAGTACGTCCTTGATACCTGACTGCCTGCGATTCAGCTTCTCGATGCAGCGCAATGGGATGAAGCCAGTGCCGATGCCTTCCTCGAGGTCAGGCCCCATCAACGATTCTTGTAGCCCGATTTTTTGCATCTCGTTGTCAATGCTGCCGATCCACACTTCAAAGCCGCCGCTCTCCAATCGAGCGCCATCCCACCACTCGGGGTAGATCCCGGTGCAGTGCATCGCGAGCTCGGCCGCGACCGAGTATGTTTTCCCGACACCGTTGGCGCAGATGAGCAGCCGCTCTTTGGCGTCGGCACCCATCGAGTGAAACTCGCGCTGCCACGGGTACGGCTCGTAGGCGAGCAGCTTGTTGGTCTCGCACGCGAGCGTGAAGCCGCGGATCAGCTCTTCGTCGCTTAGTTTGCTAAGGTCTGCTGCCACCATTCGAGCGCCCATCCTTCGAGGGCCGGAGCTTTCGGAGACCCGTGGAACAATACGGCCATCGCGTCAGCCGGACAACCGCCGCGGCAATGGACCTTGTACGAGTAGATGCCAGGAACCTTGTCGACCATGAACTCGTGCGGAAACTTGATGATGAGATCGCCGGGCGGCTTCGTCTTGTCGTTCGTCAGCGCGGCCTGCCAGATCGCATCTGAGAGCGGCGAGTCAGGCACCGTGCAAAATCCCATCTCGCCCTCGTGCGTGCGGCTCAAGAACTTGCGGATCAGCCACAGTTTCGTGGTCTCTAGCGCCAAGATCGGATCGAGCGAACGGATCACGAAGTTGTCGAGGTCGAGCGCGAGCGCAGGCCGCAGATGCGCGTACTCCGGCGCGTACACGAGCATCTTCGACCACCATCCCGCGAACGCCGGCTGATGGTACAGCGGCTCATCGGCACCGATGACTGTGAGCTTGTGGCCGACGCGCTCGAGCTGGTTGCGCAGGCTGATGATGTGAGCCGACGTGTAGGGCCAGAAGCCGGGACCGCGGTTCGTATTATAAACGGCGACGATGTTCATTGCGGTGCATCCAAAGAACGTCGACTCCCCACGACGTTACGATCCGATAGTTGTGCGCGGCCATCCACGCATTTAGGTCGCGTTCGCGATAGCCGTAGCGTTGGCACAGCCCGTTCTGCTCGACGAGAATCGCGGGACGCTGGTTGTTGATCGTTTGCTCTGCCCCTCTGAGCGCAGGCAATTCGTAGCCTTCCAGGTCGAGCTTGAGGAAGTCGAGGTTCACGACTCGGAATCTATCGAGCGGCATCATTGTCACGGAGCCTCCTGGCACCACATGCCCCTGCCCGGTGTTCTTGATGCCATCCTCCATGTCACACGTCCCTTCGGCCTCGCCGAGCGCGACGTAATGCACGAAGCCGGCTGGAATCTTGAGCGCCAATTCCTCGCGTGGCTCGAACGCAATCACGAGATCGAAGTTGCGCGCGAGCTCGCGCGTCCAAATGCCGCGGTGCGCGCCGCCGTCGACAGCAGTCCTGAACTTCTCGAGATAGGAGAGTGCGCCGCGCAGATGATCGAGGTCATAGTCGTCCGGCAGGTCTCTCAGAAGTGCCATAACTCGCGCTCGATCCACCGATCGGCTATCGAAGATTTGAACGGCACGCCGCAACGTGCGAAGACGTCTCCTATCTGCGCGTACTCGCGAGCAATCAGAAGTTCCGAGTCGATGCGCAGCGCTCCCTGCCGTTCGCGGCTGTCGAGAACGGCAGTCTGGTAGCCAAGTCCGTATTCAAGGTCGCCCCACTTCTGATGTCCGCCTGAGCAGCGGA